GACTCTAAGTGTTTTTTCACAATATTTTCAATTTTATTCAGCGTCGGAACGGACACTGAACACTTATTGCACATATCACTCTTAGTCACTTTGTGACCGATGACAATGTAAATGATGGCGGACGCAACACTGTTCGGTGTTTTACTCATCAGATCTACACAGTCTTCAGTCCTGTCACACAATTTAATACACTGAAGACGTTCCTCTTTGGTAACGTCGAATGAGTTGAGAAGACGTTGCATCACGTCAAAAGCCTTCGTGACGTAATTCTTCTTAGTCTCCCCCAAAATGTTATCCTTGAAAATTTGGGTAGTCCGACTGATATCCTTGGACTGAATGCCAAACATGTCAGCAATTTCCTTTGTCGTTCTCGGATGTTTCGCCATCCTGCACGCGTATAAAACGCAGTTTGCCTTGATTCCAAGACGAACCGCACCACGTGTCAATTTTTCCTCATTGAACCGCTTATACATAATTTTAGCATCTTTGAGAACACAGTCGGGTAGAGTGTGACACGCTTCGTCGATATCTCGGTAAGCGTGGAACAATGATCTATCCTTGTGATTCATAGACATGTGAAAGTTTATTTTAGCCATTCGCTTATTCTCATAAGAAGAATATCCCTGTGTGGATATGATCGTTCCCTTTCCCCAATTATCTGAGAATAACTCGGGGTTTGCGGTAGGATTTCCACACCTGGAGGGATCATTAACTTTACCATCATCTGTAATTCCACTCGTCCACTCTGGTGTGTCGTCGATAAAACTGTCATCGACTAAACCACACTCGGAGCAGACGGGTAGCCCTTCCGGGCTCATGACCTTCACACCGGAACATTCTCTGCAAAAATTTGTATTCACTAACTTTTCATCTTGTTTTGGTGGTAATAGTGCGTCTATTTCAGACCATATAGTTGCTAGCATATCTTATCTTTTCTGTAGTTTTGAAATTTAACTTAGGTGTCTGACGCGCTCTTCGATTGCGTCAATCGTTTCTTTAAAACTGCGTCCTCCTGATGTTGTCGGCTCCCATTCATTCCATTCTTTATCAATTTCTTTATGATCAGGGGGTAGTTGTATGGGTGTTCCTTCAATCTCTGTATCAGAGACTACAAATCCACCCAAGTCAGACTCGGTATCATCACCCTCGTCGTATATGTCACTATCCATGTCTTCAACGTCAATCTCAGAGTAGTACACGAACATGTTTGTCCCCAGTGGTTTCATCTCGAGATCTTCGAACGTGGTTCCAGTGGGATAATGTTCCATGACACTCTCGTAAGGAGCTGGACTCATCTCCTCATCGTTCAGTTTGTAGACACACGCCGACTTGTAAAACATTTCAGTCGGGTTCAGGTAATGCATGCCAAGTGTCAGGCCGGTGTTCATGGCCACGACACCGTACATTTCCTCCTCCATTCCTTCTTCATTTACTAAAAGTTTGACGATATCATTTTCATTTATTTCCTTTGGCACAATCATGCTTAGAGTTTTCTGACAAATTTTTATCATTGATAATATCACAGATGAAAGTTTTTATTTATTCGAAGGAAGGTTGTGAGTACTGTGATCACGCAGTCAAGTTGTGTGAATCGGAAGGGATCGACTACGAAAAGAAGATGGTCGACAAAGATGAGCTGAAAGAGATTTGTGGAAAGACGGTCACAACCTACCCTCAAATATTTATTAATGGACGTCACGTGGGAACCTATTTTGAATTTCAGGACTACATAGAAGATGAATACGAACCAATCTTAGAAGAAACCCTAAACAGGTTTACTGTTTTTCCTCTGAAGTATCCAGATCTCTGGGAACTTTATAAAAAGGCACAGATGTCCAACTGGACCGCTGAGGAAGTAGACCTGTCCAAAGATATAGACGACTGGAAAACACTAAATGACAATGAACAGAAATTCATCAAATACATCCTGGCTTTCTTTGCTGGTTCAGATGGAATAGTTTTTGAGAACATTAACAACAACTTTGCTGATGAAGTGCAAATCTCAGAAGCTAGATCCTTCTACGCTTATCAATCACACAATGAAATGGTCCACGGTGAAACATACTCCAAACTCATAGATAAATACATCAAGAACGCGTCCGAAAAGAAGCATCTCTTTGAAGCCATTCAAACTGTCCCCTGCATCAAAAGAAAGGCGGAGTGGGCACTGAAATGGTTCGACACGAAAGCGAGAACCTTCGCGGAACGTCTTTTCGCGTTCGCATGTGTCGAAGGAATCTTCTTCTCTGGAAGTTTCTGTGCCATTTTCTGGTTGAAAAAGAGAGGCTTGATGCCCGGACTTTGCTTCAGTAACGAACTCATATCTAGGGATGAAGGTCTTCACCAAGAGTTTGCTGTGGAACTTTTCAAACACCTTCGCAACAAGCCATCTACTGAAACGATTCACTCCATAGTGAAAGAAGCGGTTGAGATTGAAAAGGCATTCATCATAGATGCCCTTCCGTGTAACCTCATCGGTATGAACTCGGATAAGATGTCTGAATACATAGAATACGTGTCAGATCGCCTTCTCAAACAGATTGGGCAACCACCCATTTGGGGATCTAAGAATCCATTCGACTTCATGGAAAATATTAGCCTGGACGGGAAAACAAACTTTTTTGAAAAGAGGGTGGGTGACTATGGTAAACTTGATGATGACACCGATGAAATAGGGTTTGACGAGGAGTTTTAAACGAGTAAGTGTGTAAACATTTTACAATCAGTGGTCCTGACTGATTGTAGAATAGTGATTCATGAATTTTCATCTAACGGAATAAGGTGCCCTCGGGGGAAATGTCCATCGAACCGAGAACCTGACCGGTGCTCCGCAGTTCAATCTCCTCCTCACCGAAGCCGGGCTCGGGGGTCGGAGCATCAACCATTTCGGGCTGGCTCTTCACCTCCTTCTTACCCTTCTTACCCCCACAGCCGCACGTGCCCTTCTTCTTGATGACGGGCTCTCTCTTGATGTTCATCATACCCCAGACGACGAGTATGAAGACGAGAGAATGAAGTAAAAGACCGATGGTCGACGGACAACCCGTGGGGGTCGCGATACGGGGACCGAGAATGGAACGCATCAGACGAAACGTCTCAGGGTTCGCGATGACAAAAAATGTTAATCCAGAAATGATGGACGTGATGAGCTTCTCCTCCTGTTTCTTCCCATCACAACCACATCCGCAATCCTTGAAGATACCCATGTTGTTTATTGTACACCTGGAAAAAAAATGTAGTCAAAATATAAGTATGAACATCAATGTTCCGTCTGAGAATAGTGAAAGTGTAACACTATTGAAGGTCGTCGGAGGAGTTGTCTTTTTACTCATCTTGATTGTCATCTATATGATTTCCAGGCAATACGCAAAGATGCAAGAAACTATTCGACGGATGGAAATTCAAAATGAAGTGGCGGCTAAACCTCAAGTTGTGATGGAGACTCTCTCCCTCGAACCAGTGACAAATTCTTCATCAATTACTGAATCAACGAATGGGAGATGTGGTCCTGACCATGGCAACACCAGGTGTACTGGGAACCGTTGTTGTTCCACATCATCTTGGTGTGGTGGGAGTCGGGGAACGAAGAGTGCTTGGTGTGCAGATAGGAATGGATATATAGGACGAGATCGTGGAAAATATGATGGAAAATCCACACCTCCACCTCCACCTCCACCTCCACCTCCACCTCCACCTCCACCTCCACCTCCATCATCTAACGTTTCCACAAATGGAAGATGTGGTCCAAATTTTAACAACACGATATGTCCGGGTAAACAATGCTGTTCCACATCATCTTGGTGTGCTGGGACTCAAGGAACGAAGAGTGATTGGTGTGCAGATAGGAATGGATATAAAGGACGAGATGGTGGAAAATATGATGGAAAATCCAATTAAAGACAAGACACCTAGTATAGATATAACCAACCAACAATGTCGCTCTCTATTCAGCAGTCTACCGATTTCTCCCCTGCCTCTGTGCAGTTTTCGAAACTTCGCAAGAACAAGAATGGCGGTAAAGCCGTCTATCTCAACGCCGGCGACAACAAAAAGCTCTACATCCAGTTTCCTTTCATGCGTTCTCCTTACGGCTTGAGCGCTTTCACCGACGAGGGCACGGGACGCACGTCTTATTCTCTCGATCTCTCTTTCGACCCCGACAACACCGAGGCCATGGAGCTTCATGCTAAGCTCAAGGAGCTCGACGAGAAGATCGTCAACGAAGTCGCCAAGAACTCTAAGGAGTGGCTCGGTAAGGAGTTCAATGTGGCCGTCCTCAAGGAAGCTCTCTACAAGCCGATGGTCAAGCCCGGTAAGGAGCAGTATGCACCCACCATCAAGCTGAAGGTTCTCACCAAGCCTGATGGATCTTTTGTTCCCGAGTGCTACTCTATGCAGAAGGAGCAGGTTCCTCTCGATACTATCGAGAAGGGTCAGAAGGCTATGGCAATCGTTGACCTTAACCAGATTTGGTTCATCGATAACAAGTTTGGTGTGACTATCCGGCTTCAGCAGGCTCTCTTCGAGCAGTCCGCTAAGCTACCCTCGTTCGCATTCCAGGGTCTCAATCTTCCCGATGAGGATGAGGAGGTTGACGACATCGAGGATGTGGATGAAGATCAGTAAAAAAATTATCGGGTGTAATAAAAATGAAACAATTTTACAAGCCGGACACTGACTTAAAAATCAGATATTTCGAGGAGGATGATTTCATTGTGAAACAGTTGTCGGATGGTGAGCAAGTCATCTATGAGCAACGATTGATTAACTCACCGATGTCTGAGTTTACATATGACAAAATGTTTTACAATGAACTATATGAAAAAGAGACCAACGTGGCCAATGGGTTTGTCGAGGAAAGGGGTGAAGTTGGTAAATGTGTAATTCAATAAACTTTCGTTCTTTCAAATACTTCTTCTAGGTGTTTGACAAAATGAAAACAAAATGTGAGATAATACTAGATGAACACACAGGTAAAAAAACTCCTCAGGGGGAAAAAGGCGTGCTCTCCGTCGTCACATCTCTGGTTGAAGAAGAAAAACGGTTCCATGACAAAGGGTGCTGTTAAGATTGGTCAGGGGCAATATGGTCGAGTCTACAGGGGTTGTGTCGACGATGGATGTAAGAAGTATATAGTCTACAAGGAGATTCGAACACCTTCACTTAGTGAGAAGACCAACAACATTCCCCTAGCTGGATTCAAAAAGGCTCTCTTAGAAATAAACCCTAAGATGGAATTTACCATCGCCCAAAAGTTAGAAAACTTTGGAGTTCCAAAGATGTATCTTTACAAGTCGTGTGACAAAAAGGACATTCTCTATTCCGAACTCATTGACGGAGAGGAGCTTGGGACGTGGTTCATAAATAAACCATCCTTAGAGGCTGTCAAGTCTGTCATGGCTCAAGTTATACACAATCTATATCGCATCAAACAAAGGTTCCCAGGGTTCAGGCACCACGATCTCCACAGTGGAAACGTTTTGATTCGCTCCGTTCCTCGGAAGGATATACAGATTAAAGTGAAAAACACAAAGTATTCCATCCCAAACGGTGGTGTCGAGGCTGTCATGATTGACTTTGGATTTTCTGTTTTCCCTCGAATCAAAAACCCCCTGGTCAATGAATCCAATTACAAAAACATAGGTATATCGAGAAAGTCGAACGAATTTTACGATTTACACTTCTTCTTAAACACAATGTATGGCCTCGCTCGGCGACCTGCGAACAGGACTGAACGACTCGTGAAGAGTTATGTGGAATCCCTCTTTTCAAAGGAATATCTTGGGGTGAAATCGACAAAGATCAAGATGCACAGATTACGGGGAAATGTCAATCACGCACTACCCGGCTTTGAGGCGGCTCTCACTAAACCCTTCTTTATGAGGCAGAATAGGGAGACACAAGTTCAAAAACTCATCAAGACTGTAATTAAAAGACCCATGGCTACACCCAGACTCGTGGCACCCAAACCACGTGTCAATCAGGATGGGAACGCTAAAGCGCGTGCCATCGCAATCTTAAAGGCAGCCAAACAGGCGCCCAAAAAGAGACCAGTGATGAAAACAAACAAAAAATAAATCTAAACCAATAGTAAATGTTTCTTCTTGCACTTGTTATCGTCATCGTTGCCATAGTGCTCATCAAAGTTTGTATGAAAAAGTCACCCAAGAAGGCTGGGGGTGGTGGGTATACAGTTTACGGGACCATGGGTTGTGGTTGGACTCGTAAACAGTTGGAGTATATGAAGCAATCTGGCACACCTTTCACCTTTGTCGATTGTGACAGTGAAGAATGTGCTGGTATCACAGCTTTCCCCACCACTGTTGATCCATCTGGTGAGCAGACGGTTGGATTTAAAAAGTTTTAGATACCGCGCACAATCTGCACGGAGAGGGAAAGAATGAACGCATCAAGGAGAGACTTGATGGGCTTGAGAACGGAGATGTGCTTGACGAGGGAGCGGTTCCACACAAGGCGGAGGATGAAGGTGCTGATGAGAAGGTTGAGCACAAACACGAGAACTTCCATGAGGGCGTCAGACTTGTTACGAGACTTGGTAATCTCCGAGATCATTTACTAGATGTCAATATTTTTTTCTGAGTACACTACAGATGAAAAACCTCCCCCTGAGTGGAAACGAAAGTAAGTTCACGACGAGGAGGTGGGGATCTTCGAGGGGTATAGGGAATAATAACTGCTACGCGTACGCCGTGGGTGACTATGAAGCGTATAGGTGGCAGAAATCCATCCCTGGTGACCGCTCCGGCCTGTCGAACAGGGGTCATAACTACACACACTGCACCGGACTCCCGAAGCGCGTCATTTCTGACAATCCCAAAAAGGTGTACAAGACGGACGCCACCAAAAAATGTAAGAAGGGTTATTTCAAGGTCATGATGTTTGTGTCGCCCGGTAGAGCGACAAACTACATCAGACAGGGAGACTTTCACTTTTACAAACAGCATGGTGTCGTGGAATACAAGATTAAACCTGGAGATACTATTCAATCTGTAGCTAAATTCTTCAAGGTTCCTGAATCGAGGATTAAAAGGGGAGGTACTTTCAAGGTAGGCAAGCGTATAACGTTCAGGGCTAACGTGTTTAGTCATAAACGTGGTTGGGCTACCGGTCCACTTTTAACCGACGCGAAAGGTAAAATCATCAAGGATCCTCGTAAATCGTCGAGGAACTATCCTGGGCTGAACTACGAGAGGTATTGTAGCTCATTCTGCGTTAAGAATAGAGGAATCAAAGTCGGCAAGACTCATCCCCAGGTCCGCAAGAATACTCTCTAAATCTGGAAGTTCTTCAACATCAAAATTTATATCAAAAAGATCTAAAACATTGAAAATAGATTCTTCATCCAATGTCACAGAGTTCGCCGCTGCTGTGACATTGTTCTGAATCGTCACCACCACTTTAAACCGCGTCGCGTCAATCACTCTTCGACACACCGGGCACGTATTCTTACCTTGATTTTTCCATTCCTCTAGACAGCTGGAATGAAATACATGTCCACATCTGAGCGGAGGATTGGCCCTCGTCGCCCTGACTTCATTGAGACATATGGAGCATGTCTGCATTCTAGAGTATGGGTTCAAAGTTTTTTCATTGATTTTTCTCACTTAGTATGTGTTGGGTGTCTTTAAGAGAGGCTTGTCGCAGGAGTTGCACTTTCCGGTGCCCTGCTCGGCCTGCACGGCGTCCATGATCTTGGGACCCTGCTTTTGAAGAAGCTGCCTAAACGAGTAGTTATCCTCGAAGGTAATTCCATTTTTCTTCATGATGTGGTTGTTGAGTAACTGGGCTGAGGTATTCACGGTAAAGCACCTGCCATCCGCCATTCCAAGTCGCTGAGACATTTTGTTAATATAAATTTAGAAATTAATTCGGCGATTGGTAACGGTCTTCATCCAAGAATTAAACCCCTTTTCTCGAAGGTGTTTTACCATGGGATCACAACGGTATCCGAGGTAAATGTCAAAAACATCCGTATCCTCTGTGTGTGAAACTCGAATCTGGGGGTTCTCGTTAATGTGCTGGTTAATGACGTTGTAAGCGAATGCGATCTCTTTTAGGGTTTCGGCTCCAGTGATGATGATCTTTCCGGTGCTGAAGATACTGCAGGTGATTTCCTTCATATCCTCTGAAGGTTTGAATTTGATCTTTACAGCTGAATACCGATCAGGCTCGAAGGACACCTTGAAAATGTCATCATACTCTTCAAACCAATTGGCAACCCTGATCAGATTGACATTATAGTTCAAACTGAAGTTCGAGTTGATCATCACAACCCGGAAGGACTCCTCTGGGATGTCGATGTCTACAGTCAAAAACTTTTTGAAGATGTGTTTCAACTGGGTGATGATGCGCTTACAGTCGAAAAGATCACAGCAACCAGCGACTTGAATACTCCCATTTGGGAACACCTTTACCGACTTTGTGCTATACGTGTCATGATAGGTCAGGGTAATCTGATTGTAGAAGGTGGTTGGCTTGAGTTTCCATTCAAAGCCACCGACAGTGGAATCTTCTTTTCGCAATTTATACGAACCGATCGATTCAAAGCCTTCCCTGAGCTTCTTTATATCAATATCCTGCATAAAGCTGGATACCATAGTGATGGTAGTAATCTTCACCCACGAAGGGCGAAGATCATCGGGAAGGCTCTTACGAATCTCATCCAGAGTAAGAAGGTATGAAAAACTGTTATTCGCTATGGACGAATACATTTTTAAACATAAATTTTCAAATGTATGAGGTCAACTTAGGTGTCCATTTGGCAACATGTGTAATCGTAGCGATACATTCCATTTCTCTCTCTATCAGGAAAGGGTGGAATTTCTGTACCATCGACCGCGGTTCCACCAGCCTTTAATTGAAATCGAGTCAACACCTGATTCTTACCCGGACACTTAACATCAAACGCTTGAAGTCCCATCGCACTATCGGACACGAGGTCTTCGGGTTTGAGGGCACCGGTGATCGTTTCATAATTCTGACATTCACCACTCGTCAAGGTGTCCAAACATTTGTAAAAGTATTGTGTGGTGTTCATATTTTTATTCGCGGGGTTGACGGTGTAGTCATATCTGAACTGACTGATCGGGGTGTCACCCTTACTTTCAGTCATGACTTTTGTCGATTCACTCGCACCCCTGATCCCACCAATATCACAACGAACGTTGTGACGGTAAATGGTTCTCAAATCTATCGGAACGTCCATGATTTTTTCACCTAAAGAGGCCCTCGACACCTCCGGTGTTTTGAAAGTCTCCAAAGACACCTCCGCGTTAATTCCACCGAGGCAGGTATAGTCATATTTATACAACCCCCCACCACACTGTGATAATTTAAACTGTTTGATCGCGTTCTTACCGCAATCAATTTTCATCGTGAGGTCATGGATGTTCGTGGAACAGGGAGTGTTTCTTTCATCTTCATAGAATATCTTTTTCCTTTGAAGTCGAACCAAGTCGGCCATATCTTCGGACTGATTCTGTTCCGCCAAATCAAAAATAGCTTGTTGGGCTTCATCTTCGTTATACAGTGCTGACAACTCGCTCCTATAGGCCTGTAATTCATCTTCCTCGTCCTGTATTGGATCGTATTCATCATCCACGGTCCCGGCTGGATTGTCCGGAATAAAATCGGCCGCGGTCTTTGGCAAAACTTTTTTGAGTCTTGCTGTAAAGTCATTCGTCCCACGTGGCGCGAGGAACCCCGCCGTAAGTGGTGAACTACAACACAACGAGCAGCACACACCGGCAGCAATGACGACCGCAGTCATTTATATATCAAAATATTTTTTTACTTAGAGACAAGAACTCTTTATATAACACATGTTTATGGGTTCTTTAAACAATCTTTCATCTGCTCTATTTGTCCATGATATCGAGTCTGACCTGCACTATGTTGAAATCGTCTACAAGAAGTGGAACAGTAAACGTAAGGAATACGACGCCTACACCGACTACATCAACACCGAGCCTATCGGAGATTGGACCAAGATTTCGTGGAAGTCTACTTCGCCCGTAGATTACTACAAATTTCTGGATGTCATGGTTGTAAAGACCGTGGAGGTGCTTCAGCGTATGGCTGAACTGTATCTCGAACAAATACTATACTCAAAGCATGATCCTCGCTTCTACGTCAGGTTGATCAACTCTGTTAAAATTCTGGATCCGACATTCCAGCCACCTCGCATTGATATGGAAAGTGCTTGGCAAGTGGATTTCATCACAAAGTTTTCAAAGAAGTATATCCCCGGTGTCGTGCAGACGTGTATATCAAAAAAGCGACTGCTTTACTTTATCTCCGTAATGCATAAACTAACATCAGAATAATGAGGACTACCACGGCAACTTTGACCGAATCGGGGGTCCTGTGCTTCTTTTGGTTTGAAACACCTACACTAACAACCTTGGGTTTCTTACAAGAAACCCCGTAGTCGATGTTGCGTCTGGGGTGAATTTCCCTGTTCATGACGTTTTGAGTATCCTGCTTCGCGCAGAGATTGGTATCGCAAAAGGGACTCTTCGTCGTTTTATGAATCTCATGCACGCCGATCTTATCTAAGAGCCTCTGCTCCCTGTCAGTGGGTCGCTTACGAGTGATCGAATCTCGTGTAAAATATTCCTTAATCTCTGTTCTGTCCGTCTCTCGTATTCCTCCTGGAAGGGAGAATTCGTGTACGACAAATGGATTCACCTTGTCCATGGAATGTTCATCACTGAGCATAAAATCACTCATTCTTGTTATTACTTCAGATTATATTTTTTGTCGTGCATTTTAGATTGATGCTCTTTCCACATCTTGTCCAAATCTACGTTGAGCATGTGCGCCAGTTGAAACAAGTAACTGAAGACATCACCCATCTCCATCATCACGTCGGTTCCCCTCTCCTTCTTCAAGTTTGTCTTCTTGAATGTCTTCTTATACTGACGGATCGCCGATGCCAACTCCCCGACCTCCTCCGTCAGCAAAAGCCAGACCGTATCTACCGCGGCCCTGTCCCACCCCTTTTGCTTGCATACCTTCTCAGTTTCGCATTTGTAATAGTTTAGACTCATATGTGCTTATTCACTATTCGGGTGTAATCTTTAATTGATTCCCACTTTATTACGGGGTAACTTTTTACCAACAGTGCTGGTATTGACCGGCCTATCCATGGGCTGACTGATCGTGTCAATCTCTTCGGCGTAGGTCATGAACTGAGACACGCCAGTTTGAATTTGACCCAGAGAGGTGTCTATGACACGGACGTTCATGTCCCTCACCTGGTTGTTGATGTTGTTGTAGTGGTCGCCGGAATTGCTGATGAACACGGCTCTCATGATGCCATACAAATCATCTGGGTTTTGATAGTCGATGGCGATGCCAGTCCTGTTCTTGAACGTCTGACGGATACCACGTTGAATCAGGTCTTTGTTGTAAGGAGAAAAGAACAGCTTGTTTAGGGGGGTCTCACACTGCTTCAGAGAATCAAGGTGTAAGTTGTCACACATTTAATATAACGGACGAAAAAAAAACATCTGTAAATATTAAATGCTGAATCCCGCTGACTTTAAAGATTATGACTCGAAGCCGAACAATGTTGAGGAGATCCCGTGCAAACCCCCAGCCTGCTTCGTTGGGTCGTATGCTCCTGTAGCCAAGCCCGGACAAGACGGTCCTTTCTACGTGAACACCTACCTCACACAACCTGACAGGAAGTTTGAGACGTTGGGTCCCGCGACAGTGCGAAGCGGGGACCTTGAAAAGTGCACGAAGTAGTTTAAAAATAAAATTTGAACATTAGGTATATGAGGGTCATTAAACGCTCAGGTCGTATTGAGGATATGAGATTTGATAACGTCACCAATAGGATCAAGAATTTAACGTATGGACTCTCTGAAAATTGTGATTCCTCCAAAGTTGCTCAGCAGGTATTTTCTTCGATGTATGACAATATCACCACCCAGGAAATTGACATACTCTCCGCTGAAATCTGTGTTGGTATGATCACCGCAGATCCAGATTATGAAATTTTGGCCACCCGTATTATCGCTAGTAACATTCACAAGGTTTGCCCGAACAACTTTCACCTCGCCATGAGAAAACTACAAAAAGGTGGTGTCATCACCGACGAAGTCGTCGAAGTCGCCCAACAAGTAAAGGATCACATCAAGACCGACCGAGATTTTGAATTCGGATATTTTGGTCTCAAAACACTCGAGAAAAGCTACCTTCAAAGGGTAAATGGGAAGCTCATCGAGACTCCACAATATATGTTCATGAGGGTTTCCATCGGTATTCATGGTAAAGACATCGCCGCCGTCCTCGAGACGTACGATAAAATGTCACAGGGATATTTCATTCACGCGACACCGACTCTTTTCAACGCGGGAACACCCAGACCCCAGATGTCTTCATGCTTCCTCATCGCTGGGAAGGATGATTCCATCGACGGCATTTACGGGACACTCACAGAGTGTGCCCAAATTAGTAAGTGGGCGGGTGGGATCGGGCTCCATATTCACAATATTCGAGCAAACAAGTCTCGTATCCGAGGAACGAACGGTCAATCGGATGGTATTATCCCGATGCTCCGTGTGTTCAACGCGACCGCTCGCTACGTCAACCAGGCCGGTCGGCGTAAGGGTAGCATCGCGGTCTACCTCGAACCTTGGCACCCCGACATTTTAGAGTTTCTCGAGCTTCGCCTCAATCAGGGTGACGAGGAAGCGCGTTGTAGGGATCTCTTCACAGCCATGTGGATCCCCGACCTCTTCATGAAGAGGGTCGAGGAGGGTGGCACGTGGTCTCTCTTTTGTCCGGACAAGGCGAAGGGTCTCTCTGATGTATACGGTAAGGAGTTTGAAGAGTTGTATACAAAGTATGAAGATGAGGGTCTCGCTAACGTGACAATTCCAGCCACTGACGTGTGGAAGGCTATTCTCAAAAGTCAAACTGAGACTGGCACACCATACATGCTTTACAAGGATGCGTGCAACTCCAAGAGCAACCAAAAGAACTTGGGTGTTATCAAGAGTTCCAATCTCTGCACGGAGATTTTGGAATACACCGACAAAGACGAAACCTCAGTGTGCAACCTCGCTTCCATCGCTCTTCCCAAGTATGTCGACAAAGACCAGAAGACGTTTGATTTCCAGAAGCTGCACGAGGTGACGAAGATTGTCACTAAAAACCTGAATCGAGTTATCGATCGTAACTTTTACCCGGTCGAGACGGCTCGTCGATCCAACATGAAACACAGGCCTATCGGACTCGGTGTTCAGGGTCTAGCTGATGTGTTTATTCTCTGCGGTCTCCCCTTCGATTCAGAGGAGTCGCGAACTCTTAACGCACACATCTTCGAGACGATGTATCACGCGGCTCTAGAGGCCAGCTCTGAACTCGCCGAAGTTGAGGGATCCTACGAATCCTTTGAGGGTTCCCCAGCCTCCGAGGGTATCCTTCAGCCAGATATGTGGGATGGTGAAGTGAAATTCAGTGGAAGATACGACTGGGATGCCATGCGTGAACAAGTCAAGACAAAGGGACTCAGGAACAGTCTTCTCATGGCCCCGATGCCAACCGCGTCGACCGCCCAGATTTTGGGAAACAACGAGTGCTTCGAACCTTACACGACGAACATTTACCTGAGGCGCACACTCGCCGGTGAATTTGTCGTGGTCAACAAACATCTCGTTAATGACCTGAAACGTGTCGGTCTCTGGTCGAAGGAAATGAAGGATCTGATGGTTAAAGCTGGTGGTTCCATTCAGAATATCGTGGACATTCCAGATGCTATTAAGAATCTTTACAAGACTGTGTGGGAAATTAGTCAGAAATGTATTATCGATATGGCAGCGGACCGGGGTCGTTTTATCGATCAATCACAATCTATGAACTTGTTCATGGAGAGTCCAACCCTCTCGAAGCTCTCCTCCATGCATATGTATGCTTGGAAGGCGGGTCTCAAAACTGGAATGTACTACCTCCGTTCAAAGGCCAAGGCGCGCCCTATCCAGTTCAGTCTTGAACCTGACTGTGTCGCGTGTTCAGCTTAAAGTTTTGAGTTGCATAACAAGTACAGAACTCATGGACAAAGCGATTGAAAATATTCAGATTAATGAATACAACAACCGAAGGATCGTCATTTCTACGAAGCAGGGAACCCCTCTAAAGATTCAGTTTCCTCGTATGTATATGCCCTTCGGTGTTTCGGGTTTCGTCCCAGAAATTGGTCCAACAAAATACAACATCGACTTTGCCATCAAGGGGTATGACGAGGAGGGAAGCTACATGAAAAAGTTTTACGATTCTCTACGAACCCTCGAGAACATGATCATCGACGCGGTGGTGGCCCAGAGTGAAACCATCTTTGGAAGCCCCATGACCCGTGAAGAACTTTTACCCATGTTCAATTCAAACGTCAAGGAGTCTACGGACCGCGAACCAAAGTTTCGCGTCAAGGTTGACACAACGGTAGAGGATCAAATCAAGGCAAACGTTTTCGACGCTGATAAAAACCCTCTACGTGACACGGTGGAGAATGGACTGTATTCGAGAAATTCAGGACATGCCATTGTCGAGCTTGGCAGTGTGTATTTCTTGAACAGGAAGTTTGGATGCACCTGGAAACTTCAACAGCTCATCGTCTATGAGCCTCAGAACTTGAAGGGATTTCAATTTAAGATTTAGATTTATTTAACAAAAGAATACTATACACCTTTTGCGCCTCCTTAAGCAGTTTACCCTGAACCCTGGTAAACTTCTTTGGGTCTATGCCTAATTTAATTTTAGCGACCTTCACAGAGTCTTCCCATTTAGAGAGAGTCATTCTTACTTATTATCCTTGATTATTTTTTTGTAGGATTTGGAACCCTTCTTGGGAACGAGGCAGAAATGGTCCTTCTTTTCCGCCTTCTCTTTGGCGATCATGATGAACGCCCGGAAGGTGGGGTTCTTCTTCAGGGACTTCTTCGCCGCCTTGCTCGCCGCCTTCGAGATGATGCGGCCATCCTTCATCTTGAGATCACTTTTACGCAGACCACCGGAGGTCTGAGTAGCGTTACCATGGAAAACTTCAGCGCGAGAACCAACAGTCATTTATATTAAGCGCGGAAAATTTTTTTAATGTCCAAGATTGAAATCTTATCCGTTGTCCTGTTGACGGGGATTTGTGATTTAATTCGATCGTCGTTCAAGACTTCCGAACAAACCAGGGACTTGTGACCTTGGAGAGCCATCATTTCTTCTTCAACACTCACAAATCTGGGACATTCCTTATAGACCAGCTTTTTAACGTGAACAGCCTGTGTCTGACCCATGCGGTGACTTCGACCAATCGCTTGTAATTCCGTAGCTGGATTCCAGGCAGGTGCTGTGATGTAGACCCTGGTGGCTTCTTGGAGGTTGAGACCCTGACCACCACTCTTGATTTGGATGATGAAGACTGCGCCCGGTCCAGCCTTTTTGAAACCCTCGATCTGCTGGACCCGCGTCTCTTTGGAGACGGATCCGTCGATTCTGAACACCGGACAAGTCATCTGGGACTGAATATAGTTCATCTCACCCCTGAATTGACAGAAGACGAGTGTCTTTTCGTCCGGATGTTCGGCGATCATCTTGAAAAGAGTCTCCATCTTATTTGATCTGCCAGTCCACCTGGTGGCTTCAGTCTCATTTTTTTGTGCGACGCCATCCAAGTACATCTGAGGCCAGATCATACACTGCCTCGCTCTCAAAAGACATTCGAGAATGATCATGTTCTTCGAGTTCAGGCTTTGGACAGGACCCCTGAACGCGTCTTGGATGATACCCTGTGCCTCCAAGAACACAAATTCATAGAGTGACTTTTCTTCATCAAACATCTCGAGCTCGATGTTATCAAACGTGCACGGAGGAAGTCTGAGACGTTCGTTGAGCTTGACGAGGTCCTCCTTGGTGCGTCGAAGGATGTAGACATCCTTGATCTCCCTGGTCCTTCCTTGGACAAAGTTTCTCGAGAGACCGAGGAACGCGCAGAGAGAGACAAAGTCTTCCATGGAGTTGAACACGGGAGTGCCAGTGACGATCCATTTGATATCAGTCTTGAGGCGGCAGACGTTCTTGAAAATCTTAGAACGTTTGTTTCGGATCTCGTGAGCCTCGTCGAGGATGACACGATCCCAACGACAGTTGTGAAGAGGTGTCTTGGCGTCCTCGTCTCCACCGTGCACACTGAGAAGCGTATATGGTGCGATGGTCACCGAACATCTCCCAGGCGTTGTCAGGAGTTCATAGTCCAAGACGCGACCGGGTCCCTCAAAGACTCGAACACCGAGTGTGGGGGCGAAACGTTTGATTTCTTCGACCCATTGTGTGATAATGGATTTGGGTACGACGATTAAGGTGCGTTGTTTTGGATTTCCAAGCATAGTGGAAATCAGTTGCACCGTCTTACCCAGACCCATTTCGTCACATAGGAATCCACCCTTGGGACCCGAAGTTTGGCCTTCCATACCGAGCATCCATTGAACACCGTCTCGTTGATAGGGTATGTAAAGGCGGGTGTTGATGGTATTTATTGCCAGTTTATACTGTGCACTAGTCATCTTCGTATGGATCCTCGTCAGATAAGTGGTGCACTTCACACTGGACTGGTTCCTTTTCTTTTTTTTTACGAGTTTTCTTCAACTTAGGTGGAGGAAGTTCATTTTTATGTTCCCTAAAATAGAGAACCTTTTCCCAAAATTCTCTCATGATCGGAAGGTATGTTTTCCACCACTCTCGATCCCTCTTAACATTGACCACATCAAACTCTTCGGGAAGGGGCCAATTCGTCTCTGCCGGCTTGTATTGGATGAAGTCAGCCTCTTCGAGATCCAAGATTTCCATACAGAGTTGAAGCTGGGGCATGTAGTGTTCCGGAACTTGACCAGGAATAATTTTACGTTGGGGAGGGCACTTAATCTCGACGAGTTTTCCAGACTCTGAGACTCCGTCGGGGCTTCCTCCCAACCACTTGTGCTCGGGATGAGGGACGAGGCCAATCTCGTGAACCTTCTCACCGTGCCTCTCCTCGTAGAGGATACGGGCCTCATCCTCATACTTTTCACCGTGCTTCGTGGCGGCGTTGCCGGTGAATTTTTCACCCAAACCACACTTTTTGAGGAGGAGGTCGTCGGGGGTCTGATAAGGATTCTTGCCGATGGCCGTGGCCGCATCACTGGCTGTCAGCATCTGACCACGGAGAGCGAGCCATTCCTCCGACTTCTGTGGGGCATATTCCCGCCCGATCAGTTCTTTAACATATGGATGCATATTAAATAGTACTATTTTCTAGTTTTTAAGCTCGACTTAGGTGAAATCATACTTGCAATATGTTCCCACCATCTCAAAATAACTTCGGGCGGCGTTCTGTTCCGCCTGCTTCTTACTTCTCGCGACACCACGGGCGAAGAATGCGTTCTGCACGTAGATGTCGATGTAGAATACACCCTCTTCGTGACCAGCCACCCTATATTCTGGTAGTTCCCAACCGTTGACCTGGCAGTAACGCATGAGATGATCCTTGTAGTTGTCATCAACCATGATCATATTCATGTCTATGATTTGTGGATTTTGATAGATTCGTAGGATGAATTCTTTGGCGTGAATCAGTCCAATATCCATATAGATTGCCCCGATGAGAGCCTCAAAGACGTCTTCGAGAATCTTCGTATTGTTGTTCCACGAGTTCCGCATACCCTTCTCATCCATGATGACATACTTGTTGAGACCTAGATAGTTTGCTATGTGGGCCAGTGTTTCACCACGAACGAGCTTTGTGCGAGCTTTCGTGAGGAAACCTTCTTGCTTATTTTCATATCGATCAAACAAAAATTTGGTGATGACAAATCCCAACACGGAATCACCGATAAATTCAAGAGTTTCAAAAGACTCGGTAAGATTTTCATACTCCTTAAGAGCGGACTTATGCGTAAAAGCTTTTTGGTACAAACCTAGGTTTTTTATTTTTGTACCAACAACTTCTTCAATCTGTGCCTTTTCGATGAAAGTCACCATGTTGTTATGTAATATATGTTTTTATTTTTTAAGCCTTCTTGAGGTAATGAGGAGAGAGATACTTCTGAAGGTTAAGGTAGGTGACGACGACACCCTCGGGAGGAGAGAGGAGTTCGCGGAGCTTGTCGTCGAGGATAATCTGACGACCGTTCTCGGGGTGCTTAAGACCCTTGTCGGTGATATACTTGTTGATGAACTTGGTCACCTCAGAACGAGAGACGAGCTCACCATCAGCAATACCAATGAATTCACGCAACTTAGGTGTGATTTCCTGCTTGCGATTGAATCCGTTGTTCTCGGCGCGCTTCTTGGCCTTCTCACCGTCAGGATCTTCCTGGGTGTTCTTGACCTTACGGATGAGCTTAGTGAGGTTCTTCACGTCGTTACGAAGGGCGGCGAGTTCGGTCTGGATGGTTTCAAGAGACATTATATCTTTCTTACCCCCCTAATCTTTAAGTCTATGATTATGATGAAACAGAAACATATGAACACCCGTAAAATGTAGTTAAAAGCCTTCTCACGATCTGGTGCTTTCAAGGGTTTCGTGTCGACGATGTCAGGGACATCTAGGTATCTGAATGGGGGTCTCGAGCCATCGGAGACACAGCCACCGAAGCAGCAGTCTTCTGGACATCGGAGGACCCTGTCACCTCGACGCACCCCACAGAACTGATTTGGATTGCCTCTCAGCTGGTAACATCTACACTCGTCTATAACGTTGCAGACCATATTATTATATCCCAATATATTAATGGACGAACATATTTATTCAAAGTCAGCCATGGATAAATTCCTGAATGAGCACCTCCTCTTCAGGGATCCAAAGCTGAAGAAGTATTTCGATCGTAATCTTCAGAGGGATGTGGGTAAATTCAGGAGTCATGCACACACGAACCACTCGACAAAGTCTTTCGAGAAGTTCATGTATGTGCTGATCACGGATAGTATACGCGACATCATTCTTCAAACCATTGGTGAACTCACAGATCACATGAAGGGTATGGGTGATTTGGTAATCAGTGGTGGTGAGGCGTTCAACATGCACACCGACTATGAAGAGAGGATCGTCACGAGTGACATAGACGCGAAGTTCGTTCCTCGCATGACTGTCGATCCAAAGTTTTTTGGTAAACTGCAAGCGACAAAACTCATTCTCTGGGATAAACTCGGACAGACGGCCCAAAAACTGAACTTACGCGTCAAAAACAGGCTGCTATCCATGCGTAAAAGGTATTCCAAGATTTTTAAGTTTTTGGGTATAAATTTCAGCACGAAGGGTCCATACGTGACCAGGCGATACACACTGATCAAGAAGAAGAAGGTGAGAAAGGATGACAAACCGAGTAAGGGAGATGTCTTCATCGATGTCGAACTGTTCGCACTCGATCTCAACATAAGATATTTCTCCACCAAGACAGGTAAAGTTGAGAACACCACCGTCGGTGGCATCTTAGACATACCCTTCATGCGCCCGAAGGAATTTGGGTATGAGGTTGTCCTCACGAGACGACGAGGTGTGACATACCGTAACGTGGATACAGGCAAGCTCGTGACGAACAAGAAGGTTTTCGTCTCGAGTAAAGAGTTTCTCATCGAGGACATTTATTTGATGCACAAGTTGAAGTTGAGGCCAGAGAAGAAGGAGAAGGATCGTCAGAGGCTGGTGAAACTTTCCAAACTCTTCGTCAAGAACATCAAAACCAGTGACTCGATTGAGACTGTGTTCCGGCGTGTCAGGAGCAAAATAGTGAAGAAACGACCAGTCACGAGGAAAGATGGCAAGGTTTCAATGTCCAGGGCGGCGAAGATAAATCCTAATAAGTATAAGAATTATACGTCAGAACCTTCAGATGAACGTCTCTCCAAACAGTTTGTGCACGGGTTGAAGACTTCTTCCAATAAGATAAAAGTCAGTGGTTATGAGAATACATCAGGAAACAAACGGTTCAACCTTGAATCCCTCAGGTGGAAGAATGTAACTAACAATTCATACGTGAAAAATGAGATGAATCTGAGAACGAAAAATGCAAAGAGCATTCCAAAAAATTTAAATGTGAGTAAGACATTGTATGGTCATAATCCCAGGAGAAACAGGTGGGTTCCAAATGCAGTCGTAAACAAGGCTGCTGCTATACCATTTGTTGGTTTAAAGAAATAGATCTCAAGTACAGTATAAAATGCTTTTCGATACTCTCACCAAGGGCGATGACGGTCTTCGTTTCGTGAAGGTTCTCAACGACAACAAGCGCAAGGTTCTCATTCAGATGAACGGTGTCAGGATCTCCGACATCTCCGACGAAGTTGTTCTAGATCTCATGTCTGACTCGAACATCGAGAAGGTCAGTGCCATCGACACCAAGAATGTCGAGGCCGCCCAAGAGAATTCCGCCGCGTGGTTCGGTAAGGAGCTTTCGGAGGGTGTCATCAGGGGAGCGTATACACCCAGCGTGGTGGATAACCAGCTCAGCTGCGACAGGATTGAGGTGACTAAGGTTTTCGACTCTCAGCAGCAGGCTGTTGATTTTGAGACTCTCCAGAAGGATCAGGCCTGTGATGTCATTTTGGAATTTTCCGGACTTTGGTTTGCCAAGAAAACTTTTGCCTGCACTTGGAATCTTGTCCAGGTCAGGCTCCACCCCGAGCCAGTCCTCGATACTTACCCAGACCAGTATGCTTTTGTCGATGATGACGAGCAATAAAAAAAATTGTTAATTATATATAAAAGATGTTGAAAGGTCGCAACCAAAACATTATGATGTTGGTCGCCGTGGCTGTCCTTATCTTCCTCCTGTGCAACTTGAACTCCAAATCCTCTTACACCATCACAGAGCGTCAGTATGCGCCCTTCAGCTCTGGCCCCGCTGCCGGCCCCGCCGCTGGTCCCGCCGCTGGTCCCGCCACCTGCGGTATGAACCAGGGCACGGGCCTCGCCTCCTCCCTTCTCCCCCGTGAGATTGCCTCTGAGGAGGACTTTGGCCAGTTCGCGCCCGAGGATGTCCTCGCTGGTCAGAACTTCCTCGATCCCCGTCAGCAGATTGGCTTCCCCGAGACTGTCGGCGGTGCCCTTCGCAACGCGAACCAGCAGATTCGCAAGGACCCCCCTAACCCCAAGGACCCCTACGTGTGGAACAATTCCACCATCACCCCTGACCTCATGCAGCGTGGTCTGTGCGCCTAAGCTTAAAGATTAGGATATTACTATTAATTAATAATGGCAAACGTCTCTAATGAGCTCTCTGAAACTGTATCTAAGCTTGTAGAACTTACAAAGCAACTTTCTGATGCGAAATCTGATATCAAAATTCTCAACCAGGAGGAGAAGCGCCTCAAGGAGTCTGTGAAGAAGCATATGGTTGATCAGGGTATTGATACCATTAACCTCAGGAAAGGTAAAATTAGCATCCGTAAATCCGTGCGTAAGAGTGCGATGAATAAGGAAGCCATCTCGGCCGGTCTCATGTCTTTCTTCGCTGGTGATGAGGCTAAGGTCGAAGGAGCTTTAAATGCAATTAAGGATAATCTCAAGACGAAGGAATCAACTTCTCTCTCATTAACAGGTATAAAAGATAAGCCCCCCAAAGAAGTAAGTAACTGATCATCATGGTCTGGAGTCAATACGTATACGAAGCGAACAACGGCTTTGATCACGACGCCAGTGATGATGATGAATTTCATGAAGACACTCCTCTGAATATTGAAGACTGGGAAGTCGAATACTCAGATGAACTCCATAGAATGTGGAACACCATTCAAACCCTTCTGTATGACGCGTCTATCGAACATTCAGGAGAGTTTTGTGATTTTGTTGAATTTTGTTTCAAGGAACATGAATCCTATATAGAAAAGGTGTCATGGGAATACGAAGAACAGAGCAGGTGGTATGAGGATCGTCTTTACCACGTCTGGAAACATGTCAGGCGAACTATCAATGACAACGGTCTTCACGAGGAGATGATGAGAGGTGCTTCGTTCTTTCACTTTCTCGATTTCGCTAAAAATTATATGAGCGTACATTAACATGCTTTCGAACCTCACCGCCCAGCGGGTAGCCATTCCAGCCGCACTTTTTTTAACCCTGAGCCCCGGGGTGCTGCTCACCACAGACGGGGAAAAGGTTTCGTTTACAAACCAAAAGACAAACAAGACTGCCATATTTTTCCACGCCCTCGTCTTCTTCATCGTCTACAGTCTCATAGCCAAATACATGGGCTTGGTTCTCACGAAGACGGACCTGTTGGTGAGCACAGCTTTGTTCCTGGCTCTGAGCCCCGGTCTTCTCCTTACTTTACCTCCCGGGAGCAAGGGAGTCTTCCGCTCCGGTCAGACGAGCGTGACATCCGCTTTGGTGCACTCCATCGTATATGCGATTGTCTTCGCGACATTACGGCGCCAATTTCCTCAGTTCTACTAAGTAGGAAGATGAAATATCTTATATTGGGTCCAGCTTCCATGGGTATATTCGCCCTCATAGGTGGACTCAAAGCGAGAGAATCTGAACTCGTCGATGTTCAGGAAATATCGGGGTCTTCGGCTGGTTCCATATTAGCTCTATTTTTAGCAGTTGGTATGTCAGTAGATGAAATATTAAATACCGCTGTGTCGATTAACATATCAAATTTTTTTAAAATAAAGTTGGGTTCATTCTTCACTAAGTTTGGTTTTGTAGACATCAATCCAATACGGAAGAAATTGGTTGATATTTGTGGTTCTGATCCCACCTTTAGTGATATAGATATGAAAATATACATATCCGCATTTTGTCTGAACAGTTCAGAAACGGTATACTTTTCCAAAGATACACACCCGGACATGAAAGTAATAGACGCGGTATGCATGTCTATGGCTGTCCCGTTCATATTTTCATGTGGAACATACATGGATAAGACGTACGTAGATGGTGGTATGAAAGAAGAGTATCCACTAACCCCATTCTTAGATAAAAAGCCACATGAAGTGACGTGTTTTAAAATAAGAACAAATCAAATATACCAGGAAGATATTAACACCCCAAAACATTTCGTAGAGACCCTGGTTCGTTCTGCACTCGCAAATAGAGAACGTTATAACACACCTATAGAAGAGCTGGAAATAAACATAGGTGATACAAATATTTTTGACTTCAACATGAGTTATGAAGAAAAGATCAAATTATTCAACATAGGTTTTAAATTTATAAATTAGTACTTTTTTGTCAGTTTAATATATATGATAGATGCGTGTGATCCAGATGCTGATCTCACCACTCTTCGTAAGTTGATAAAACTTAATACCGGAGAGAATATTAAACTGACAAAAGATGAAATTTGTCAGGTGTATAAAAATATACAGGATGAAAAATTACCTCTTCCTCCTCTGATCCTGAACAGGGAGAAGACATACATGACGGATCGTAAATCCCCTTTATCTGTCAGGGATTTTCAGAAGCTTTTCGATTCATCGACGAAAATGAGTGAAATAAAGAGACTTGCTCGCAAAGTGAAACTTGACGATGTCGATAAGAAATCCAAGGGGGACTTGATCATAGCCATAGGGAAAAGATTGAGACACTTGAAGATTGCAGAGCCAATCAGAATTTCTAGGAAACGTGTCATCACGAAAAAGGTTATTGACAATAGAAATGACCTGAATTCCGCCATGAACACCTCTGAAAAGAGGAACAATCTTAGCAACTTTGGTAATGACACCGTGAAGGGAAATGGGAACAACACTGGGAACACTGGGAACACCATGAACAACCGGAACAACCGGAACAACCGGAACAACCGGAACAACCGGAACAACACTGGGAACACCATGAACAACCGGAACAACACAGGGAACACTGTGAACACCAGGAACAACCGGAACAACACTGGGAACACTGGGAACAATGGGAACACCATGAACAACCGGAACAACCGGAACAACCGGAACAACACTGGGAACACCATGAACAACCGGAACAACACTGTGAACACCAGGAACAACCGGAACTCCAAGGTAAACTTTCCGAATGAAAGTATATTCAAGAGTCAACCTAGACCAAAATTTTTAAACAGAAGTAACTCTACTCGGACCAATAAAGTTCGTTTCGGTAATGTATTCAAAAGAAGCACACCGTCATTCCTTAGAAAAGGAACTCGTCGTCGCCGTGGTATGTCGCGAAATGATCCTTATATGGATCCATACAGTCCAAACATTCCCGTCGGACCTGGTCCGGATCCATACAGTCCAAACATTCCCGTCGGACCTGGTCCGGATCCATACAGTCCCAACATACCCATCGGTCCTGGTCCGGATCCATACAGTCCAAACATTCCCGTCGGACCTGGTCCTCGTCCCAACATACCCATCGGTCCCGGTCCTCGTCCCAACATTCCCGTCGGACCTGGTCCTCGTCCCAACATACCCATCGGACCACCCATGAAGCCTAAATCTCGTTCTATGTTCGGTGGTATTTTTGGTGGATCGGCGAAATCTACGTTGAAGAAAAAGTTGAAAACACTGAAGAAACTCAGATCTGATGAGGTTAACATGTTTTTGGCGAGAGTGACCAAGCCTGAAAATATTGACGACATATTTGAACAAGCTAGGTTGAGGGATCAACAAAGGTATACAGAAGAGTCTGAAAGAATGGAAAAGAAAATCAAGAATGCTAAGACGGACGAAGAGAGGAGAGCGGCCTTGAATGAAAACCGACGGATAAAACGAGAAAAGGCGGCCGCCAATCTTCAGGCTCGTAAGAATTTGAATATTTTGAAAAAGGACGAGCGACGCTTGAATATCTCGAGCAAAGCTGAAGCGATTAAAAATGCCAAGCAAGCTCTTCGACGAAACTTAGACACACTGAAACAACTGACCCGATCGGAGAAGAATTCGTTCTTACCACGTGTCCGAGCTGTTGAAAACATAGATGACGTGTTCGCGAGTGCGAGTGCTCTAGACAAGAAGCGTTACGAGCAGAAAATACAAAACGCGGAAACGAAAGCCTCGAGAGCTAGGTCCGAGAAGGAGAGACGTGAAGCGAAGAGGGAAAAAAATCGTTTAGAACGAGAGCAACTTCAAGAAGAAAAGAAGGCTCGTTTGAAAGTGAAACAGTTGAGAAATCAAACTGTTAGAAATAAGTTGAACAACACAAGGGCTAAACAGAAGGTGGAAAAAATAAACGCGAATTCTATCACTAAATCGACATCCCTGCAGGGTAAAACTAGGGAGAAGCAACTTCGAACCGCCAAAAATTCTCTCAAGAGAAATCTAGCATCCCTGAAAAAGTTATCTTCTTCCGAAAAGATGTCTTACATAAGTAGGGTTAGGACACTTGAGAACATTGACGACGTGTTCGCCGAGGCTCAAAGACTTGATCAAGAACGTTATGATCAGCAGTTAGCTGATCTCAAGAAAAAGAATTCTCTAACTCGGAATGAACGTGAGCGTGCACGACTCGCGAAGGAATCTAGACGTGTGGTGAAGGAACAGCAAAATGCTAAAATTAGATCCACTTCAAACCTGAAAAGGATGAGGGAACTTGATCGGAAATACAAGGATGAGGAAAGAAGACAAAACATCATCAACAGAAAGCGGGAGAAGCGAATCAGGGATGAAAATGTAAAACCAGAGCCGGAACCAACGCCTGCACCTGAACCCGAACCCGCACCTAAACCTAACACCAGAAACAAGATGAAGAGGGCGACACGTAAAATTGGCATGATGACAGCTTTCAAGAAGGCCGGAAACAACGCGCGTCAGAGGAGAGAAAACTTGACAGGCTTTATCAGTGATGATGACGATGACAATGTCAGAGAAAACGTCAAACCTAAAGAACCCACTACATTTAATAACCCCGCATTCAATAAACCCAAAAATAAACTGAAAAAGGCGGTGCGGAAAATTGGTATGACATCCGCGTTCAAAAAGGCTGGTAACAATGCACGTCAGAAGAGAGAAAACTTGACAGGCTTTATCAGTGATGATGACGATGACAATGTCAAGGAAAACGTCAAACCTAAAGAACCCACTACATTTAATAACCCCGCATTCAATCAACCCAAAAATAAACTGAAAAAGGCGGTGCGGAAAATTGGTATGACATCCGCGTTCAAAAAGGCTGGTAACAATGCACGTCAGAAGAGAGACCCCAAACCTTTCAATGCTCGAAGCAAGTTCAAAGGAGCTGTCAGTAAGATTGGTGCTATGAAGGCTTTCAATACTAAAAAGAAGAATGAAAACAACTTCAACGCCGCAGCTGAACTTAACAAGCAGCTGAACATCAAAGCAAAAGAAATGAACAAACCTAAACCTTTCAATGCTCGAAGCAAGTTCAAAGGAGCTGTCAGTAAGATTGGTGCTATGAAGGCTTTCAATACTAAAAAGAACAACTTCAACGCCGCAGCTGAACTTAACAAGCAATTGAACATTAAGGCAAAAGAGTTGAATAAAGAAAACACTGACAGGAAGGTTCGTGAAGGTGTTGAATTTAAGCTGAAACAAATTGATGGTTTAACAAACGCTGATGTCTCCGAATTTATGAAGAAATGGAACAAGACGAAGAGTCAGAAGATTTTCAATGCCGCCAGGAAGAGGGGAGCTGGTAAGATAGCTGGAAAGGAAAAGCGTAACCAAAGGGGTAAAAAGGTTGAAAATGATGAAAAGTCTGCCACAGAAGCTTCCCGTCTTTTCAATGCCGGTGGTGACGTGAAAGATCTCACGAGAGGAAAAGATGAACGTGGTGTTGATCCTGAACTCTTGAAAGTCACCCGGGAGATCATTCCCTTCTATGCGGCCGGTCGAAGGCGAGAAGCCTTCTTGAGGAAGGGTCGCAGGCTACCAAATAGCCGTCCAGTGATTGAAGAACTGAAAGAGAGAAAGGCTCTTCGAGACAAGTTTCAACAGGTCTTGACCAACAAAAGGAACACACGTGTCAGGAAGCAACTTCTCAATCTCGTTGAAAATGCGAATAAACCGATAAACGTGGTCCGAAAAACCGTGAACGACGAAATTAAAAAGCGGGGGACAGAAACAGACGCGGCCACTAAGATTCAAGCCGCCTTCAGGGGTAAGAAGAACAGGGAAAAGGTTGAAGCCATGAAAGATAAAGAAGTTTCTGATGTGTCGAAGTCCCTCGTGGCGGGTGCCATCAATAAGGTTAAGAAGGATGAGGCCGCTACCAAGCTCCAAGCCGCCTTCAGGGGTAAGAAGAATAGGAACAAGGTCAAGGCGATGAAAAAGGAGAAGGAGGCTTCCAATGCCTCTAAGTCCCTCGTGGCGGGTGTCATCAATAAGGTTAAGAAGGATGAGGCCGCTACCAAGCTCCAAGCCGCCTTCAGGGGTAAGAGGAATAGGAACAAGGTCAAGGCGATGAAAAAGGAGAAGGAGGCTGCAACTAAGATTCAGGCCGCCTTCAGGGGTAAGAAGAACAGGAACAAGGTGGCGCGCATGAAGTTTGAGAAGAAGACGAACGTCGCGGATACATTCATTCCGGCTGGATTTGATCAAGACAAGGTGATCAATAATCCTCTCGCCCGAAACCCGAAACCCACTCCTACCCCTCCAATCAAGAAGTTCCAAAAAGCCGGGACAGCGATTCAGGGCGCGGTGAGGAGAGCGAAAGAAAAGAAGACAATGAACGCTGTCAAGGCTGCCGCGAAGATAGCGAGAGATCAGAAAAACCTGGAAAAGGCTACTCCCACACAGAGAAGGGTCTTGGCTCGAAAGCAAAGTGCCGAGATGGAAAGGAACAAGCGGGCGTCCGCTTCGGCCGCGGCTGGGCTCATCGGGAAAAAGGCACAGAAAAAACAAAACCGTACTGTAGCAAAACGTCGTGATATGTCCGTTGCGAAGGTGCGCAAGGCTAGGGTTCAAGAGAAGAAGGATTCTCGTAAGGAGACCAAGTCGGAGCCTCGTCGCTCAACGCGGATCGCTGAAGCTAAAATGCAAGCTGAAAAGAAAGCTAAAGCTGACCAGATGAAGAAAGAGAGAGAGTTGCGCAGAAAGCAGCAGACGAAAAAGACGCAAAAAAAGCGTCGCACCAAACCTAAGTAAGTTTGAATATAAAGAAAAGTATAATTAAAGATAATGAATTTTGACGACGATTGCACCGTGATTACCGACATGCCTCTCAGCGACGAGGTTGTCGATTTCATCGAGCAGAGTCTTCATAGGGATTTGAGCAGTGCGGATTTGGAGGAGTGGTGTGACGATAATTTGGATGACCTCGCCGGTATATATGAAAAGTATCGGGACACATACTTGTCATACGGACAGGCTGAGATGACGATGTTGTTTTTGCAGAGTGTGTATGACAGGGATGATGTATTAAATGTTGTGGGTCGTTTCGTAGATCATCAGATTTAATCCATCTCATCTATAATGGGACCATCTGGTTCATTTTGCTTCTGAGCTTTTGCTTGTTCCGCGTATAGAGGCACACACACGTCCATGAATTCTTTAGACTTGGCTTCAATCTCATCGACTTCAGCTGTTTTGTTGTTATCAATCCAAGTAATCATTTCTTCAACCTTCTCCTTAATTTTCGTCTTATCGTCTTCACTCAGAGTGCATTTCTCATCCTCGATGGTAGTTCGGGTATTATACACCGTACCCTCAAACTGGTTCATGACCCCAACCTTCTTCATATACGCCTCGTCTTCTTCCTTGTATTTCTCAGCATCTTTACACATACGTTCGATGTCATCCTTGGACAGCCTACCCTTGTCGTTAGTGATGACAATCTTTTCAGACTTTCCAGAGGCTTTGTCCTCGGCTGTCACGTTCAAGATACCGTCCGCGTCGAGGTCAAACTTGACGTTGATCTGGGGAACTCCTCTCGGTGCCGGTGGAATTCCATTGAGGTCGAACTTTCCGAGAAGATTGTTATCTTGAGCCTTGGCCCTCTCTCCCTCATACACCTGAATCGTCACAGTGGTCTGGTTGTCAGAGTATGTGGAGAACACCTGCTCTTTCTTGGTTGGAATGGTGGTATTGCGATTTACAATCTTTGTCATCACACCACCAGCTGTCTCCAGTCCCAGTGAGACGGGGGCTACGTCCAGGAGCAGGAGATCCTGAACATTACCTTCCTCAACCCCGGAAAGAATGGCTGCTTGCACCGCAGCGCCGTAGGCAACGGCTTCGTCGGGGTTGATCGTCTTGTTCAGTTCCTTACCATTGAAAAACTGGGAAAGCATCTGTTGAATTTTAGGGATGCGCGTGGAACCACCGACGAGAACAACTTCATCGATGGTTGACTTATCCATCTTGGCATCCTTGATGACCTTCTCCACCGGTTCCATACACTTCCTGAACAAATCTGTGTTCAACTCTTCGAATCGGGCTCGGGTGATGGAGGTGTAAAAGTCGATACCCTCATAGAGTGAATCAATCTCCACAGATGTCTGCGCGGTGGAGGAGAGGGTGCGCTTCGCCTTTTCGGAGGCAGTTCGCAGTCGTCTCAGGGCACGAGGATTGTCACTGGGATCCTTCTTATTCTTACGCTTGAATTCTTCGATGAAATGTCGGACGAGCCGAGAGTCAAAGTCTTCACCACCAAGGTGTGTATCACCAGCGGTTGCCTTGACTTCAAAAATACCATCTTCGATGGTGAGTAGGGACACATCGAAAGTGCCACCACCCAAATCAAAAATGAGAACATTCATCTCTTTCGATTTATCTTTGTCGAGACCATAAGCGATAGCGGCTGCAGTTGGTTCGTTAATGATTCGAAGACAGTTGAGGCCAGCGATAGAAGCCGCATCCTTGGTGGCCTGTCTTTGGGAATCATTGAAATACGCGGGAACTGTAACTACCGCATCCGTGACGGGTTTGCCTAGGAATGTTTCGGCAGTCTCTTTCATCTTAGTGAGAACCATGGAAGAAATCTCTTCAGGCTCGAAACGTTTCGTGTCACCCTTGAACTCTACTTCGACCACCGCCTTGTCAGACTTTCCAGACACAACTTTGTATGATAAATCCTTGATATCTTCCTGCACCTTCTGATCTGAAAATTTGCGACCAATCAATCGCTTCGCATCAAATACAGTGTTTTTAGGGTTCATCGCCGTCTGATTCTTCGCGGCGTCGCCAATCAGTCGTTCACTATCAGTGAACGCCACATAAGAGGGAGTCGTTCGATTTCCTTGGTCATTGGGCACAATTTCTACACGATCATTCTGCCAAACACCAACACAAGAATACGTAGTTCCAAGATCAATACCAATAGCTGAAGACATTATAGGTTATGTTCAATTTATTTCTCTAAATAATTTAAAGAGGTGAACTCTCTTTAACCTAGATGGACGAATGTCAGGTGTGTTGTGAGGAATTCAATAAATTAAAACACAAGCGTGTGGTCTGTATTCACTGTGACTACAACGTGTGTAAGAGTTGTTGTCAGACCTATCTACTGTCGACTGAAAAGGATCCTCATTGTATGAAGTGTAAGACAATGTGGAACCGGGAATTCGTAGACTCGTTTTGCACACGATACTTCAGAAACACTGAATACAGAAAGCATCGGGAAGAAGTTCTCTTCGAACGGGAGCAGTTGCTGATGCCCGAGACACAACCGGAGGTGGAGCGCATTCTGAGCATGAGAAAATTGAATGAAATATTGAGAGCTCAGAAACAAAGACTGTTGGAGTTACACACAATCCACATGAGGACAGAACAAGACATCATCAACTTGAGAAATCACCCAGAGATACTGACCTTATACAGGAATATGGAGAACATTTATAGACATTTAGAACATTTGAGACAGGGTGTTCAGTCTACAATGGTCGAGCCGAGACGTTTTATTCACAAATGCCCGACAGAAAACTGTAAAGGTTTCCTGAGTGAGAATTGGTACTGTGGTCTCTGTTTCAACTATTTTTGTGAAAAGTGTAACGGTGTGAAATTGAAAGATCATGAGTGTAATCCCGATACTGTGAAAACCATGCAACTCATCAAGAGAGATAGTAAACCCTGTCCAAAGTGTGGAATATTGATTCACAGAACCGATGGTTGTGCGCAAATGTGGTGCACGTCATGCCACTGTACATTCAACTGGAGGACCGGTGAAATCGAGACGGGTAGAATACACAACCCACACTTCATCCAGTTTAAGCGTAAATCAAACACCTCGAGGGAACATGGCGACATACCATGTGGTGGAATACCATCGTTTAGGGAACTGAGGGAAAATATGGCTTCCCAGAAAATTCTACAATACGCGATAGTTGTCTACGAGACAGAAAGACTCAACTTTTACCTCGACACAAGACCTCCCGATAATCTTAATTTTAGAATCGGGTACATGCTCAACGATATGTCTAAAGAAGATTTCAAAAACATCCTTCAGAGACAAGAAAAGTTTGTGGACAAAGTCAGGGACATGGCGAACATATACGAAATGATCATTCACACTGGCGGAGACATACTCAGACAATACATCATTGATCCAGAAAATCACGATCATTACGTGTCTATATTACAGGGTATAGTGGATTACAGTAATGAAGTATTTTTGAATATCAGAAAAAGATACAACTGTAATTTGCCGAAAAATATTAATATATAGATACAATAGGATGATACTGATACTCTTTTTGATAGTGTTGGTATTGTATTTATTACCCGTATACAAAAGTCCAACCGTTTTGAGGGATTTCATCTCACCCGAAGAACGAAAACACATCATAAAAGAAGCCAAGGAGAAACTATCAGACTCCCTGGTTGACACTGACGGTAGGGTCGATAAAGAAATTCGTCAGAGTCAGACGGCATGGCTTCAAAATACTGATCCAGTGGTGAGGGCTGTCATGGAGAGGTGTGTTGGATATGTAAATAAAACAATCGATCACTGCGAACAATTACAGGTTCTTCATTACAGTGAGGGTGGTCATTATAGACCACACCAAGATGCCTTTATAGGTGAAAAAAATGGTCGTCTCTACACTTTTATACTGGCGCTCACAGATGACTACGACGGGGGTGAAACTGAGTTTCCAAACATCAACAAGTCTTTCAAGTTAAAGGCTGGTGACGCTCTATTTTTTAACACATTAGATAATTATGGGTTAGATACATCCAAGGCTTTACACGGTGGGAGACCTGTAAAGTCTGGTGAAAAATGGATTTGTAATTTATGGATTAGAAAGGATCATTACGAATTATGAGCAATATATTCTCACCTTTAATATAGATGAGTCGGTATCTGAATCTACCCGCATACGATTTTCTTAAAATGACACCAGAAGAAAAACGTATACTATTAAAAGACTTTAATCAACCTGTAGTGATACATGGATTATATCAATCAAAAGCTATGCGGATGAATTTAGAAAACGTTATTGATTTATTTGGTGATTCGATTTTACCTGTAGAATTTTATGACACACCGGATATTCGAACGTGTGATGCAGACACAGGATCTGCCACAATGAAAGGACTTTTCGATCACTGGAAAAATGATAAATCCCCAATTTTATATTGCGCTGAAGTCGATTTATTTAAACAAAATATTTCCGAAACGTTGCTAGATACACTCAAAAACCCAAATACAGAACCCAGACAAGTCCAAGCTTTAATGCTATATTTGGGTAAAAATTGGGGAAGCGATTTACATATGCACGTTACTTCCGATTTCATTTTGAACCAAGTGTTTGGTAGTAAAACGGTATATATATTTAATAATTATGACAATCCAAATATTAATAAACATAGCCCATTTGACATGAAAAACTTCAACACTTCCAAAGAAGATTTTTTTGATCTGGATCACAGTCAAATGAAAATTTATAAGGTTACATTACAACCGGGTGACAGTTTGTTAATACCTCCCTGGTATTGGCATGCAACACGTGGTCATGGTATAAACATGTCTATTACACAAGTATACCTTAGAAAGAGTGCATTGTATTTACTGACCAATCCAAACATTATCATAGACTATTTAATTGCATACCCAGAATTTATATGTGTACCTATTTTATTAGTTGTGCTTA